TGTAGGAGTAAAGAAATGAAGGCCGATTCATCGCAAACCATGAATCCAGAAAGCATACGCTTAAAGGACGAAGTCATATCAATTCAAAAGAAATATATTGAACGCCTAGAGAAAACGATTGAACGCCTAGAGGAAGACAAAAAAAAACGGAATCAGACAAACGTACCGCAATGGTACAACCAAACGTACAACTTCCCAACAAGTCCAGTTTAGGCTCTGAAGACAAGTAAAATCCTAGCCTGCTCTTCTTTTGCTCATTACGTTACAAAAAAGCTACTCCCCCCCCGAAAAGTTACATATTGAGCCACAAAAACGAAATTGTCTCAGACCAACGGCAAAAAGCTTATGTTGGTCAGTTGTGGATTAACAAGAAAAGATACCGTCGAGTTCTGATTCGTTTTGTGGATGCGGAAGGCTTAGAGCCTGACCAGTTGAACGCCTTGCTAGTTGAGCGATTTCTGAAGCTCAAAGAGCGGCTGACGCGAGAAGTCGAACGAGCAACTGATGAACAAGGTTTATTTTTCAGTGAGTTATTGGATTTGTTCTTGGCGCACGTTAAGGCTAATCGTGACGAGCGGACGGTTGGTAAGTATCGACAGCAGCTTAGTCGCTACCAAAAGATTGTAGGTGATTATCGGATTCGGTTGCACTCGTCAAAATTTACAGACCAACTTGTTCTCTCATTGCGAAAAGCAGGACTAGGAGATCACAGTTGTAATTCTTATCTTCGAGCAGTCCGAGCGATTCTTAACTGGTCTTGGGAGCAAGGTCACTTACCAGCCGCAATTAAAGTCAAAAGCGTTCGCTCGTCCAAGCCGCTGCCTGCTGTATTTTCTGCTCAACAACTAGAAGATTTGCGCGAGCATTTAGAACAAGGCTGGAACGAAACCAAACGAAGACGGTTTCTGGTGCTGCTTCGAGCTTGGTGGTTTTTGCGCTATACCGGAATGAGAGGTGGCGAGCTGCTGGCCTTGCGTTGGGATAATGTTTACCCAGATAGAATCGAACTTCGCTCAACGCGAGATTGGAAAGTCAAAGGTCGAAAAGACGCAATCATTCCAATCGCTGAAGATTTAAAAGAATTTATTTTAAGCCAAGAAGTCAAAGGCGAGAAATACGTTTTGGACAACGGCAAAGGTCAGCCGCTTTATAGTTCGCTAGGTGATTTGACCAAATCCATGAGGAAGGCGCTTCTAAAGGTAGGAATAGAAAACGCGAAACCGTTGCATTCGTTTCGTTCTACGGTTGCGACTGAACTGCTTTCCGGTGAGTCTGCGAATCCGGTGCATGTTCAGATGCTACTAAGACATGAAAGCATTCAAACAACGATGAGTTACCTAAATTCAGACCATTTGCAGCAAGTCGATCTCGTCAATAAACTAGGAAACTCGCCACAAAACACTGTTTCAAAGAAAAAAACCGAAAGCCGCAAGCCCAGCATTCATCTAGCCTATAGCCGAAAGAACTAAGGTGACTGTTAATCATTGGGTCGCTGGTTCGAGTCCAGCTTGGGGAGCCACCTCCAACCGATTTGTGACACCTCCGGTAAGTGGCAATATTTGAAAACCGCCACTAGCCCAGCAGTTGCTCCTTCAGTTTTTTTGCTTTTCTCATTTTTTTATACAATAAAACGCCTGGAACAGCCGCGCCCATTCCGGTTGCCGCTAAAATCAATTCTAATCCGCCAGAATCAACCGCCTGGTTAAAAATCTCCAAAAATCCTTCCATTTAATAACTCCATATCATTAAACCGTCTTCTCTGTCATCTAAATGTAGAAATCTTTGGCTACCTGTGAAACTGAATCCGTATCCGCCAAAAAGATTCATTTGAATAGCGATCTGAAGAAGTCGCGCACCGTCACCATTCCAGCAGGCAATGTCCACTGCTCGGCCTAATACATGATAACCGCTAGGCTTTGAACCGTTTTTGTTTTTCGCTCTCTCAACCGGATGTTCAACTGAGCGATAGGCTGAAGTCAACCTAATAGGTTTGCCGTAATGAGTCCTCAATGTTTCGAGCTTTGTAAGAAATGAACTCGACATAGAGCATTCACCTGTGAATTTGCACTTCAGCTCGTCGCGTGAAAAATGCTCAGAATGATCAACGTAAGCCATCAAGTCTCCTTTTCTGGGTAATCAATACACTCTTGTGAATACATTTCGCCAAAGGCTTCTCTTTGGGGTAACGGCATTAACTGAAGGTCTACATATCTATGGTTCTCTCGGTAGTGGTCAATCACACAACTGCAAAGCTGAATTGCCGATTGCATGGCTAAGTTTGAAGTCATGCCTTGAAGCTGGTAGGTGGGAGCCAAGCGAAGAGAGCATTGATAAGCCCAGGAAACCAAGTGAAGCGTTTTATACTCGACAGGCAAAGCCAGTGCTGACGTTGAAAGCAGCAAAGCCAAACCTGTGAGAAACGGTTTCATTTTTTTAAATTATCCATTTTTTGACTTAGCTCGCTAATGGCAACGGTCATATTAGTAAGCGTTGTGTTGAGCTTTTCATGAACTGCTAAAAGTTGCTGAGACTGCGCGGCCTGAAGGTTCGCCAGTTTTTCTGTGGTGGCCTGCTGTAACTGTGAATTTTCGCGTAATAGTTCGCTGACGCGAATATCGCTTTCAGAGTCCTTCGTAAGCCAAATATTTCGCTCTTTTTCAAAACCTCTTAAAAGAAACACGATCAGCCAACCGCTGAAGGTGAGAGAAGCCATGCCAAAACCTAAATCTTGGACTAATTGAATCATTGTGTTGGGTTCTGCTGGCATTGCTCGGCCTTGTTAAGTGGTTTCTAAAGCTTCAATTCGTGCAGTAAGTGCGTCAATTTGGGACTGTTGGGATTCGATGAGTGCAATGGCTTCTTTCAGTGCTGCTGTTAGAAGTGGAACTAATTTGGATTGATCTATGCCCTGTGAGTTGATGCTTCCGTCTTCATTAACAGCATCTTTTTCACCTGTGATTGCCTCTGGAACAATATCTTGAACTTCGTGAGCGAGAAAACCGTCAACAATTCTATCTGGATCAGCTATAAAGTTAAATCTTGATGGATTGAGTTGTTTTACTCTGGTAATGCCATCTGTAATTTCTGTGATGTTTTCCTTAAGTCGGTAGTCGGATGATGTAACATAAGAGGTTGAGGAGGCGGTAACATCTATTTTCCCCACTGCAGGTCCAGTACCCTGCTTAAACTCAACAACTGTACCTGTTGATGAGTGTCGATTGAAAACAGCAACAATTGAGTTACTTGCTACAGCGAAAGGAATGCTTGATCCTAATTGACTAAAAATTCCAGAGTTAATGTTCCACGCATCACCCACAAATGTATCACCGAATCGGGTAGCTCCACTAGAGTCGATCCGCATTCGTTCTGTAGTCCCAGTTTCAAACGCCAAGGCTCTTCCATTTCCACTATCATTTGATCGCAATACTACTCTATCGTCTTGATGGGTCAAAACTTCTAATTGTGTTGATTCTGTCGTATTCCCAACAACAAAAATTGAAGTAGCGTCAGCACTTCTGACATGAAGTTTGTAAGAAGGACTACTCGTCCCAACCCCAACATTTCCATTAGCATCAATCACAAAAGGAGTAGCATCTGGATTTGTAGAATCTTCCACAACTAACGCATTTCCGCTTCCTGTTTGCGTAATTCTAACTAAGTCTCCAGAATCTGAACCAGAAACGGTCAAAGCGCCTAGTGTTGCCGTTCCACCAGTAACTGTGATTGAATCTGCATCTTGAGTGGCTATCGTTCCCAATCCTAAATTGGTTCTAGTAGTCGAATCATCTGACACGTTTAAAGAACCAGTAACAGAAATGTTTCCGCCCGTGTTCAACTGTGCAGAAGTCGAAACCGTGCTAGCGGTTAGCGTCAGTGAACTGCCGTTGTAATTCTGGATTTCGTTTGTTTTTAATAAACTCATTTAGATAAGCTCAACAAATTCAAAGTTGTAGTCATAGAGTTGACTGCCAGGATAAGAATAAGCAATGCTGGCAGGCTCAAAGAAAGAGCCAAAAACTGCGGTGTTTGTTTGGTAGCCTAGAATCTGAGCCGCCACAGGTTGCATTCTTAGGCCAGCAAAAACCTTGGTTGCGGTGTCTCTCTCGGATTCTAAGACTTGCACTGAACCGCTGAATCTTCTGCGAATCTCACCCAATCGGTAAACTAAGCCTGAATCTTTTTCTTGCCTGATTCCAAAGCTGTCTCGGCTGATCGACATACCGACGTTTGGATTGTAAGTCTCCAGCACTTTTCCGGCTCGAATCGTGTTGACAATCAGCGGCAACTTCATTGAAGAAACGGTGAAGTTTGAGCCACCATTTCCGGTCAGTTGCAAATCTTCTGAGCCTGTGCCGTCTCCGGTAATCCGGTTGAGCTGCTCGGTAAAAACCCCATCGCTGACAAAAGTACCTAGCTTGATTTGTGGATAGTCTTCTAAATAAATGTTTGAGCTGCTCGCCTGAAGTCTGCCTAAATTGCCATTGCTTGCTGTCACCCAACCGTCCAGGCTTCCTTTGACGTCTGTCGAATTTGTTAGCGCAATCTCAACCGTGTTGGTTGTTGCCGGACAAGCCACAAAAACCGAATCATTCCAATGGGTTTTCTCATTGAGTAAATATTGCTCAGTCAGTGTGTAGGTGTTCGAATAAGTCTCAGTCGAAAGAGTGCTCGCGCCAGAATCTTTGAACGTCACCGTCACGGCTTCTGCAAGATAGCTGAAGAAAATGGCTTCAGCACCTGGACAAGTAACGGTAATTGTTGCGGTTGCCGAATCAGCAATGTAAGGCTGCTTTGGATAATTGTTCTCGACTTTGGCGATTGCATAATCGCTCGACAATTGAGTCGCTGAACTGGTAACGCTAGTGATTAAATTGGTGTAGATAATCTTCATTCAAACCTGACAAAGTCGATTTCTGTTGGTCCGCTGATCGTGGTTTCTTCTGCATCAAAGCTATAAATGATTGAAGTAATGGTGATTGTGGCTTTGATGCTTTGTTTTTCGTCTATGCAGATGATGCGATAGCCTAAAAGGTAATTGTCTTTAATCCCAAAAATTCGAGCCGTGCAGATAGGCGCGGATTCGCTTTGAAGTATCGCTCGTAAATACTCAATGACTTTCTCTTCAATTGTTGACAGTGCGTCATAGCCTTGTTCTTCGCCATAGCCTAAGTTCGGCACTTCAACGTATTTTGTTTCTTGCGCAAGCGTGACACTATCTGGATAAGGCGTATTGAATTCATACTCGCTGAAAACCTTTTTAATTGGAAAGGCTGGCGCTAATTGCAATTGAAGCAATTCTGGCGTTCTCACCGTTGCGGCTGCCACACCAGTTTGAATCCGGTTAATTACTCTCAGCGTTGTGCCGCTGATTTGTAATAATAAATTCGCGGCCTTGGCAGTATCAGCCGCAAAGTCAATCAAAGGCTCGTTGCGTGTGGTTGCTTGTGCCATTTATGGGCTATAGATTTCAACTTCTGAAGCTGTCGTGGCTACCGCTAAAGAGCGGACGGTCAGCGTTCCATTCGTGTCGATTTCAACGGTTACGGAAAGCCGGACTTCAACAGGCGAATCGTTTACTTGCTCGTCGCTGATCGTGGTGTCGGTGTTGTAATTGACTCCTGCCATTAGGCATAGCTCGTGTCTAAAGTTAGCCCAAGCTCAGTGGCAACGTGACTATAAAAACTCGAAAGCGTTGAGCCTCGGTTGCTGATTCCTGAGATTGAAAGCACGCCTCCAGTAGTCGCAGAGTTCAGCTTAATCACGGTTGAAGTTGGGGCAACGCCACTTCCGCCTGAACCATTCCAGAACTCTGAACTTGTGTTATCCGTCGAGTAAATTAAAACCCCATCCTCTCTAATTTCAATCGGGTAGCTGCTGTTGTTCGTTTGTAAGTCTGGATTGGCAACTTCATCGTCGCGTTTTTTGACAACTGGCGTAGCGTTCTTGATAATTCCCCAAGAAAACGGCACTCGAAGCGGCACACCAACTCGGTGCGTGTTACCGTCAGAGGTAAAGGTTCCGGTTGTGCCATAGCCACTTGTCACCGGAATAAAATCCTTATCTTGTAGTGTGAACGTATTTGAACCAGTGCGGACAACGTAATAATAGTTATCTACTGCAACCGATTGATATTCGAGCAGCTCACCGTAGGAATCCATTTGCTCGAAAATGACAACCGTTCCTGTGACAAAGCCGTGATTTAAGGCTGTGATGGAAACCGGAGTTCCTGCGCCTGAAGAAATGACAGCTTCGACAAAGGCAAAGTTTTCGGTCAGCGTAAAAGGTCTAGCACCTTTGGTAAACTCGGTGTCTGTAAGCGCAAAGGTGAGTTCTGTATCGGTCACGCTTTGCAAGAAGATATTGCCAGAAAACAAGTCACTTCCGGCTTCTCCCCATTTGAGACTTGTTGGATAAAGCCCAGGTGCAGTGAGTAAATCTTCATAGCGCTGAAGTGCGAATGGATGGCTTGCGGACAGGTAGTCATTCGTCAGTGTGATATTACCGAACTTCACACCAATCTTGCCTGAGTCCTCAACCTGTCCAAGTTCCAAACTCGGCATTCTTTTGACGAAAGGCTGGTAAAAATTCTGACCAGCAAAGCCACGAATCGAACCTCGGTATGCTGTTCCATCAACCGTGATCGTGGCAAGTAACTGGCTCATCAGATATACCTCGCTGGGATATACTGGTCGCCTTGCCGTCTCGTTCTTTCTCTCAGCTCGCTTCTGAATTCTTCAATGCCTGCTTTTGTCTGGCCTGCCATATCTGTATAAACATTCACCTCGGTGTCGTTCTCTCTGACGGCAACAATCAATTCAGCCAGTAATCTTTTCACCTCTGGGTCTGAGGTTGCGTTAAGTGCTGCACTGTCGCCAGAGTTCAAGCGATTCAGATTGCTGACGCCATATCTGCGGACGGTTTCTGGTGAAAGAATATATTCGCCAGGACTCAGCATGGCTGGAATCGTGTCCATTGGGTCTACAAGTCCACCTCGTCTAAAGCCGTATTTGAAAACAGGTGCGTCCCACCCGTACAATCCTGTGGTTGTAGAATAATAATTGAAGAAGTCTCTGGCCTTTGTAATCTCATCGAACGCTAAAAGTCTTGGCTCACTCTCTGTACCTGACTGTGCAGATAAAAGGACATAGTAAGGCTTGTTTAAATATTGAGGAGCAGTCGCAGTCAGTTTGTTATAAATAGAAGCAAATTGCTGATCTGGTGTTAATGCTGAAGCAACCTGAAACCCCGGACTCAATCCACCGTTTGTATAGTCAACGTTGTCTTGCATGTTAACAGGAATTGCACCAATTGCAGCCACACCTGTAGGATATTTGCCATATTTACTAGCAAGAGAACCACCTGCCAGCAAAGTTATTGGTTTTCCAGCAGACGAACCTGCTGCTTCTATATTTGACGCTTGCGCTTCCAGAATCGTTGCTTGCAGTTGAACTGCGCCAATCATCAGACTGAAGGCATCATTGATGATCGTGCTTAGGGAATTCAAAGAAGAAGTAATGTTGCTGGTGTCCAGAGTCAGCGTTGGTG